GACCGATGCCGACGAAGCCGCAATGCCGTCAATCTTGACGGTCACATCGTGCGGGTAATCCATGAGCATGGCGTAGATCTGCGATGCCGCCACGCAGTCGCCACCGGGAGAGTTAATCCAAACGACGATGTCGCCGTCGCCGGAAACAAGCTCATCCTTGAACATTCGCGGTGTGATTTCATCGTCCCACCAGCTTTCGTCCGCAATGGTGCCATCGAGGAACAGGGTGCGGACGCCCGTTTCCTCGTCGTTGTCCCAGTTCCAGAAGTGCGTTTTGTCACGCGCCTTTGCGGGACGACTTTTTGCTTTGTCCATCCGATTTTTCCTCCGTTTCGGTTGTAGTTTGCGTTGCCGCCGTATTTGCGAATGCCCCGGCATCCTCCAGCTTGGTCATCGCGCCGTTGATAAGGTACAGGTCGCCGCCAAGGTCGGCAGGGATTCGGTCGAGGTTTTCAAGCTCTCGTATGTCATTTGCCGACATCCAGCCGTTTTGTCGAGCGGTCGCGTAGCCTGTCATGCGCGATGCGTAGTCGCCGCGAAGCAATCCGTCTACATTAAATTTGGTGAATACCGTGCGTTTTTCGCTGTCGAGCAGGAGCGCCTTGTTCATCGCCTGTTCCCAGCGGATCACCCACGGGTCGAGGGTGTACTTCACAAATTCCAGCGACTGCTGCTCAATATTAGAAAAGCTCGACTTTTCGAGGTCAGCCAACATATGCGGCGGCACCCGGAAAATTCGAGCGATTTCATTGATTTGGAACTTGCGCGTTTCAAGAAACTGCGCCTGCTCCGGCGATATGGCGATGGGCGTGTATTTGAGCCCTTCCTCCAACACCGCGATTTTGTTGCTGTTGCTACTGCCGCCGAAGGTAGACTGCCAGCTTTCGCGGATGCGTTCCGGGTCCTTGATGGTGCCGGGGTGTTCCAGCACACCGCTCGGTGCCGCGCCGTTGGCGAAGAACTTCGCGCCATATTCCTCCGCAGCCATCGCCAGACCGACTGCGTTTTTCGCCATTGCAATCGGTGAGTAGCCGACCAGCCCGTCATAGCCAAGCCCCAGCACATGGAGGATGTCTGACGGAGCGAAGATGATATCTGCCTGTTTGTTCTTGCCGACCTCCGGCGCGTCGTCGCTGTTTTTGCGGTAGCGGTAATACAGCCGCCCCTGAGAATCTCTGTCCACGGTGATCCGGTCTGGCATTAGAGGATAGAGTGCAATCACCTCGCCACGTGCGTTGCGGATAATCTGTGCATAGGCATTACCCGTGAGAAGCAGGTGGTTCATCATGGTTTCCCGAAAGACAAACGAGGTCATTTCAGGATTCGGCTCGTCGTGCAGAACCCGCCACAGCGGATGGTCGAGGCACTTTTCCTTGCTGCCGTCCTCGTTATACCTGTACACAAACAGTGGAAGTCCTGCAATCGCCTCCGAGAGGATGCGAACACAGGAATAAACCGCTGTCATCTGCATGGCGGTTTTTTCGTTTACCACCTTGCCCGAGGTCGTGCCGCCCCACAGGAAGCTGTTGCCTCCGAGATTTTTAGGCTTGTCGCGGGGCTTGAAAATGCCTTGTAATATGCCCATAGGCTGAATACCTCCTTACCAAATGAGCAAGCCGCGCTTGTCATAAACGCTCTCGCCCGTATCGTTGCCGCACCGAATTGCCCGGTCCAGCGCCATAATGGTGGCGACTGCGCCGTCGATCTTCTCGGTGGACTTTTCCTTGTCCGCCTTGATGTTTCCGGCAGGGTCAGTGCGAATGTAGATGTTATCCATCATCCACCGCAGGATCGGATTGCCGCCGTGCGCCAACTTTTCCTCCAGCGTCAGCTTCATCAGTTCCTTCGTTGGCGGGGACATATCTTTAAATCCCTGACCGAAGGGAACGACTGTAAAGCCCATGCCCTCAAGGTTCTGCACCATCTGGACGGCTCCCCAGCGGTCAAAGGCGATTTCGCGGATGTTGTATTTTTTACCGAGCTGCTCTATGAACTGCTCGATGAAGCCGTAGTGGACGACATTGCCCTCGGTGGTTTGCAGGACACCCTGCCGCTCCCAAAGGTCATAATTCACATGATCCCGGCGTACGCGGAGGTCGATGTTGTCCTCCGGAATCCAGAAGAACGGGAGGATGGAATACTTGTCATCCTCATCGCCGGGTGGAAACACCAGCACAAAAGCTGTGATGTCAGTGGAGGACGAAAGGTCAAGCCCGCCATAACAGACGCGGCCTTCGAGTGCGTCGGGATTTACCGCAAATGCGCATTTATCCCATTTTTCCATCGGCATCCAGCGCACCGCCTGTTTTACCCATTGGTTCAGTCGGAGCTGCCGAAAGCTGTTCTCCTCAGCTGGGTTCTGCTTTGCCGATTCAAATGCAGCTCTGACCTTATCCATCCCTACCGTGATGCCGAGGGAGGGATTTGCTTTTTTCCACACCTTGGGGTCTGTCCAATCGTCCTCCTGTGCCGCACCATAGATAACGGGATAGAAGGTCGGGTCATGTTTTCTTCCGTCGATGATGTCCAGCGCCTTTTGATGCACTTCCCAGCAGATGCTGTTCTGGTTATCTCCGGCGGTGGTGATGAGAAAATACAGCGGCTGCATTCTCGCGTCGCCGCTGCCCTTGGTCATGACGTCAAACAGCTTTCTGTTGGGCTGGGTGTGTAGCTCGTCGAACACCACGCCGTGGGTATTGAAGCCGTGCTTATTGCCCACATCAGCGGAGAGCACTTGATAGATGCTGCCGGTGGGTTGAAAAATGAGCCGCTTGGTGGCATCCAGAATTTTCACCCGCTTGGAGAGCGCTGGACAGTAGCGCACCATATCCGCCGCCACATTGAAAACAATGGATGCCTGATTGCGGTCGGCGGCGCAGCCATAGACCTCGGCGCGTTCCTCGCCGTCGCCGCAGGTGAGCAGCAGGGCGATTGCCGCCGCAAGTTCACTCTTGCCCATCTTTTTCGGGATCTCCACATAGGCGGTGTTGAACTGCCGGTAGCCGTTGGGCTTCAATGTTCCGAAAAGGTCACGGATAATCTGCTCCTGCCAGTCGATGAGTTCAAAGGGCTTTCCCGCCCAAGTGCCCTTGGTATGGCAGAGCGACTCGATGAACGACACGGCATAGTCGGCGGCGGCCCTGTCATAGGTGGAATCTGACGCTTTGAACCGTGTCGGTTTATACTTTTTCAGCTTTCGCAATGCTTGCCGCCTCCCTCCGGGCATAAAAATAGACACCCTCCGGTGCCTTCAATAATCTATCTGTACGAGATACAGCCCCGCAAAGGGCTGAACTCGGCTATTTTCTTTAACGCGAGTTAGTGATTTTCGCCGTGAAGCAGGATTTCCAGCGCAAGCTGCGTGTCCGGGTCGGCGGGCTCGACGTCCCAGCCTCTGTCGTAGTTGGCAACGACTGCGCCGTTCCGCTTGAGCGTCAGCTTGCTGATACGCCCACCGTCGATGCCATACTGTGAACCTTCATCGTACTGCTTCATCCAGTAGTGAAAAACGCTGTCGTGAACCTTCAGGCTTTCTTCTTTCCACATGGTGCCATCCTCCTTAAAACCGTTCGATGCGGACGTTGCCGTCTGCGTCGAAGTGTACTTTGTAGCGTATTTCCGTGCCGTCGGCCTCTTTGGAAATCAGGCGGATGCCGCCTTCAAAGGCGCTGTAAGCGCGGTCGAATCGCTCACCCAGTGGGAGCTGGCTTTTGGCTTGTTTTAACTGCTTGTCTGTCATTGTCGTAACCTCCTCAGTTTTTCTTGCTGTTCCAGCGGCTGTCCATCTCGACCATCAAGTCGTGGTCGCGGCTGATAAGCTCTCTTTTTCTTTCAATGCTTGCGGTTCTGAGTTCACAGCGATTTTTGAGCAGTTCGCTTTCGAGCTCCTTGTAGGTCATTGTCTTTGTGCTTTTCATGGTATGTGCCTCCCTTGTTTTGTTATACACATATTCGCTCTAAAAGCACATAATAGCAAGGCAATTCGAATATATAAACCGCAATATATAGCACAATATTTGAGGCGATTATACTGCATATGGTTGTGTAGTTTATGCCTCGCCGGTGAAGATGAAATGCGCGTACTCGCGGCGGTGTTCCTCCAGATACACGACCAACTCGAAGAAGCCCATGTCATTTGCGATGCGTTGCACCGCGTTCACGTCGAACATATTGGTAAGCCCCGTGTCACGAATGGCGAGGATTTGCTTTGTGATTTTATCAGTCATCCTCGCTCACCACCCTGCAAGCGTCCTCACCGTAAGCGACCGAAAGACCGCAGCCGTTGTCCCACGCAACCATGATCGAGCCGATGTCATCAACGCCGCGCACGGTGCCTTTGGTGCCGACTGGCGGTGCTTGTGGGTCGTCCATGCGGAGTAGCTCCACACGGCAGCCGACAGGGTAACGCTTGCGGAGGCTCTCGACCAATTCTTTACTTGGAAAGCTCATCGTCAGCCACCTCCTTATCCTGCAGGCTCATCACGTCGTCATAAAGACCGGCGTCGCCTTCGATTTTCTCGATGTACTCCTGTGTCTTGGGGTTACCGCTCTTGAAAGCACCGCTGCCGGTCAGGTTGCGAAGGAGAAGCTTTCGCACCGCTTTATATTCGTCGCCGATAAAACCCAGCCGCAGCAAGAAGCAGCGGAACGCGTACTTTTCGTTGTCGGTATCCTTTTCCTTGGCAGTGACGCGCTTCTGTGTTTTCGCCATACCGATGAGCTTACCAGTGAAATGGGCGTAGGCGCTGATTTCCTCCGGCTGCGGAAAACCCGCAAACCATGGGAAGCTGACCGTCTCGTCTGTGACTTCAATGGGCAGGGCGTCTGCACCCAGCGCCTTTTTGATAAGCGATTCCTTGCTGGCCACCAGCAGCCGCAGGTTTTCGAGCGCCGCATCGCTGATGTCCTTGCGCGGGTAGGAAAGGATGAGCGAATCGCCAGCTTCTTCAATTTCGTCCTCGTCGGGTACGTCGCTCGGCTGCATACCGTCCTCGCCAACAGGGTCACGGCGCTGTTTGCCAAGCCCCAGTTCTTCTTCCTCGGTCATCTGCAAGTCCTCGAAACGTGCTTCCGGCTCGAAGCCCTTTTCCAGTAGTGCCTCGACCAACAGCTCAACCTCGTCGCTGTCGGCGCGGTCATCGAAGCTCACTGTGCCGTTCTTGTCAACCGTAAAGTAGTCAACCTCGTAGGCAAAACTCGGTGCGCCGAGGTATTTTGCGCTGCATTCGAGTTGCTCCGCCATCGCCATGACCAGCCACTTACGGTCGCCACCTGTTACATTGTACTTGAATTCCATAAATCAAAACCTCCTTCGTTTTGGTACATACATAGATCACTCTAAACGCACATAATAGCAAGGCATTTTCGCGATATATATGTACCAAATCGAGCCGGAAAAGCTGTGCCTATTTGTACTTCATATCGTAGAAATACGCAATCTTCGGGAACCGCTGCTCGAAGTCGCGTAGATATCTGTAGCAGGCGCTGCCCACGCCGTTTAGCTCCGCAAACTCCCGTAAGCTTTTCTTTTTGAAGAAGCTCGGCTGGTTACACCAGCGGGCAACACTCACATAAACTCCGCGATAGGGGCTTTCCGTGTAGCGGGCGAAGCGCATTACATACGGCAGACAGTGGTTTCGCATCAGGATTTCGATTCGCGTGAATAGGTCAAGCACGTCCTGCCGCCAGAAGTCAGCGTCCCAGCGGTCGGTGCGGTCGAAGCCACAGAAGCAGTAGAACTTCATAACCGCATTCGTGTACTTCCGAGCAAGCTGAATCTTTCGTTCAATAAGCTCCGCGTCGTCGACGTTATCGAAAGCAAAAATATAGTCGCCGTCGTAACGACTACAAAATAGCGCCGCGCATTTTTCGTCAGTGAGCAGACGCTCGTCAAGGCCCTGCTTGAACTGAAACGGTCTGCCGGTCGTCTGAAGCTCTGTGAGCAGTCGTTTCCAGTCGGGGCAGCCGAAAAAGTTATCGTCCAGCAGGCATAGCTTCTTTCGACTGCTATCGATAAATTCCGACAATGGACTGTGCAGTAGAACGCGATCGTAGTTTTGATTCACGCAGAACGCACACTTACGGAAGCACCCACGTGTTAGGAAACCGATAGAGTAATCCGTATAGTAGGAGAACTCCTGAGGTCGCTTACCGGCGGCGAGCTGCGCTGACACCCAGCCGTCGTAAAGGTGGTAATCCGGCATCTGGTGCTCGACCGCCTCCGGCAGCGCGGGTGCTTTGTCGTAGAAAAAGCCGGTGCCGCCGTAGCTGACGTTACTCAGCTTCAAAGCGGCTTCCGGCACAGGAGTATCTGTGAACACCTTTGAGATAAACACACGGTCAAATGCGTCCAGCCCGCCGTAGTCGGTTTTGAGCAAAATCTCGTCGCCGAGCGCCTTGTAATAGCCGGACAGCTTCATGCAGGCGAGATTTGGGAAACGATGCCGCTTACGCCCGATCAGGTCGGCATCAAGGATTGCTATCCTCATGAGCGGTCACCTCCACATAGGCATAGGTCAGACCGTCGCGCTGCACGGAGACCTTATCCGCCGAGCCAACCTGCTCGATGTACCGTTTGACGATAACGTCGCAGTATTTTTCATCGAGCTCAATGGTTGCGCAGGAGCGGTCAGCCTGTTCACAGGCGATGAGCGTACTGCCGGAGCCGCCGAAGGGGTCGAGCACCAGTGTATTTGTCATGCTGCTGTTCATAATAGGATAGGCCAGGAGCGGGATAGGCTTCATTGTCGGGTGGTCGCCATTCTTCTTTGGTTTGTCGAACTCCCAGATGGTCGTTTCCTTGCGCCCACTGTACCACTGGTGCTTCCCGGTTTTCTTCCAGCCATATAGCACAGGCTCGTGCTGCCACTGATATGGGGAGCGCCCCAGCACCAGCGACTGCTTCTTCCAGATACAGCAACCGGATAAATAAAAACCGGCATCCGAAAAGGCTCTCCTGAAATTAAGCCCTTCGGTGTCAGCGTGGAAAACATAGATGCTGGCGTCATCCGCCATTACTGCCTCAGTGTTCTGGAAAGCTGCAAGCAGGAAATTGTAAAAAGCATCGTTTGCCATGTTGTCGTTCTTAATTTTACCGGCGCTGCCTTCGTAGTTTACATTATAAGGCGGGTCTGTGATGACCAGATTCGCCTTGAGGTCATCCATAAGAACGGCGAACGTTTCTGCTTTAGTGCTGTCTCCGCAGACCAGCCGATGCCGACCGAGTGTCCAGAGGTCCCCGAGCTTAGTGACCGGCGGCTGCTTGAGCTCCTCATCGACATCAAAATTGTCATCGTGCAGACCATCCTTGATGCTGCTTTTGAATAGGTCATCCAGTTCAGATGGGTCGAAGCCCGTTAGCGAAACATCGAAATCGGAACCTTGCAGGTCAGCAATGAGCAGCGCCAGCCTATCTTTATCCCAATCGCCGGATATTTTATTGAGCGCCACATTGAGCGCCTTTTCCTTTGTCTCCGGCAGCTCGACGACGACACACTCCATCTCGGTGATGCCCATATCGATGAGCACCTTCAAACGCTGATGCCCACCTACAACA